CCAGAGCGCAGAGTATTCTACGTTGATGTGGGCAACATGCCTTCACACCTTGCTATGCAGTTTGTGGAGCGTGTTAAAACGGAAATACACCAAAGACGTATCCCATCGAAAACAGGTGGAGGAACGAATGTCATAGACTCGTCATATAATCCACTGTCAATCAATGAAGACTACTTCTTTCCACAAACTGCAGAAGGTCGTGGATCAAAGGTTGAAACTCTACCAGGCGGCACAAACTTAGGAGAGATTGATGATCTTAGATACTTCACCAACAAATTGGTTAGGGGTTTGCGTATTCCTTCAAGCTACCTTCCTACTGGGGCTGATGATGGTGCATCACAATACAATGACGGGCGAGTGGGTACAGCATACATTCAAGAATTAAGATTCAACAATTATTGTCAAAGACTACAAGCAAACGTTGAAGAAGTTTTCAATAGAGAATTCAAATTGTATTTGCGTTCCAAAGGTGCAAACATTGATTATTCAATGTTTGACTTAAAACTTACACCACCGCAAAACTTCGCAGCATACAGACAAGCAGAACTTGATAATAACAGAATAGGAACGTTTACACAAATGGCTGCTATACCTTATATTTCAAATAGATTTGCTATGCAACGTTTCTTAGGACTTAGTGAAGAGGAGATTGCTGACAACGAACGTCTATGGAGAGAAGAAAATGATGAGAACCTCACAGATCTAGTCACAGATGACTTAGGTGGTGAGATGCGTATGGCAGGACTCAGCGGCGCTGACCTAGCTGGAGACGCAGGTGGATTAGAAACTGGTTTAGATGCTGGCGCAGGCGCTATTGATGGCGGAACTGGGGAAGCACCAGCAACAAATACAGAAAATGATATTGGAGGCGTTGGCGCTGACAATCCGGCACAAACTATATAAATAATAATATGATACTACGTGAACTATACTACTTCGATGACAAAACAATGGAACCTGTTGAGGATCATACCTACGATGCAGTAGACGATAAGAGTGTGATCAAGGTAGATGATGAGCGTAAGAGTAGATTAACACTCAAAGATATAAACAAAGCACGTAAAGCAAGTGACAACCACAAGGTTGAAAGCGAAAAAGAATTAAACTTCATTAGACAGATGTACGGATTAGCAGCACAGGCAGCAGCCGGCGGAATTTAATGAATAACATAGCCTTTGTTTTAGGTAACGGCATAAGTCGAAAACACATACCCTTAGAACCTTTAAGAGCCCACGGTAAAATATACGGATGCAATGCTCTATATAGAGATTTTGCACCAGATCATTTGATTGCAGTTGACACAAAGATGATCATTGAGATATCCGATAAGCGTTATCAAATGCACTATAATGTATGGAGTAATCCTAATAAACTTACACAAAAAACGGCAGGAATTAAAATAATGGAACCTAATAAAGGTTGGAGTAGCGGGCCTACTGCAATGCTGTTAGCAAGCCAACATGGATATAGAACAATATACATTTTAGGGTTTGATTATGTAGGGTTAGGTGATAAAAACGAAAAGGTTAACAATTTGTATGCAGGTAGTAAAAACTACAAGCAAACCAACGACAGAGCAACATATCACGGAAACTGGACAAGGCAAACTATGCTTTGCGCAAATATGTTTCCAAAGACTAAATACGTTCGAGTAATACCAAAAGAAGATTTTTTTATTCCTGATTATCTCAAAGGATTAAGTAATTTCGAACATATTACTAGTGAAGTTTTTAGAAAAACCTTCACACAAAACCAGCATATTTGATAAAATGGGCCGTTTTGACCCCATTTTACACGTATATTTTCAATAAAGTGTAAATATAATTGACAGCCTTGACAATGAAGGAGAATGACATGACTGATCGCAACAAGTTTGAAGAAATGCTTGAGCGCCTTGTCAATGAAGACAGAGCAGGTGCGGAAGAGCTTTTCCACGAAATCGTGGTAGAAAAATCACGTGAAATTTATGAAGGTCTATTAGAAGACGAAGAAGTAGAAGAAACAACTGATGAAGAAGTTGATGAAGCTACAGATGAAGAAGTAGATGAATCAGAAGAAGACCTAGACGAAGCAACTGATGAAGAAGTTGACGAGTCAGAAGAAGACCTAGACGAAGCAACAGACGAAGAAGTTGAAGAAGGAATCTTTGACGAAGCTGATCCAACTGATGACATGATGGGTGACATCGAAATGCCAGACGCAGGCGACGACATGGACATGGGCGGAGACGACGACATGGGCATGGACGACGAAGGTGATGTAGAAGATCGTGTTGCAGACCTAGAAGACGAACTAGAAGCACTGAAAGCAGAATTCGAAGCACTAATGGGCGACGAAGAGCCAGGTGACGAAGAAGGCGACATGGACATGGATATGCCAATGGACATGGATTCAGAAGAAGGTGACGACGACGAAGAAGAAATGGAAGCGTTTGAAGCAACTGATGAAGAAGTAGACGAAGCAACTGATGAAGAAGTTGAAGAGTCAACAATGCCAAAATCAGAAACAGAAATTATGCGTGAATACGTAACAAAAATGTCAGACGAGCCAAAGAAAGGTGACAACGGCGCAAACGCAAAATCACCAGTAGCTGGCAAAAACGACATGGGCGGCACAGCAGCAAATATCGCTAAAGGTGGAACAGCTGAAGAAAAAGGCACAGCAGGCGGCCTAGCTAAACCAGCAACTAGCGAAGACAACGCAGGGAATGTTAACACTCCAGGCGGTAACGGCGCTACTAACATGAGCGCACAACCTGGCCACGGCGCTGAGAAAAAGGGCAAGCCAGAAGACGCAGCTAATAAAAAATCAACTATTGGCAGCTAAGACGAGGACTGACGTATGAAACTACTTAATGAACACTTGAGTTTCGACCAGGCTAAAATTGTTGTTGAGTCTGCCAACGAAGGTAAAGATCTTTTTATGAAAGGTATTTGCATTCAAGGCGGAGTACGCAACGCAAACCAGCGTGTTTATCCCGTTAACGAGATTGGCAGGGCTGTCACCACACTCAATGAACAAATTAGTGGTGGCTACTCAGTGTTAGGCGAAGTAGATCATCCTGAAGGACTTAATATTAACTTAGACCGTGTAAGCCATATGATCACAGAAATGTGGATGGATGGACCAAACGGTTATGGTAAGTTAAAGATTTTACCAACTCCGATGGGACAACTAGTAAAAACAATGCTTGAAAGCAGCGTTAAACTAGGCGTCTCATCGAGAGGTTCCGGCAACGTAATGGAAGACGGATCAGGTGAAGTAAGCGATTTTGAGATAATCACCGTTGATGTTGTTGCTCAACCGAGCGCACCTGGTGCTTATCCTACACCGATATACGAACATCTTATGAATACCCGAGGTGGTTATAGGGCGTTCCAGACATCAAGGGAAGTACAAGGCGACAAAAAGGCACAAAAATACTTAAAAGAGAGCTTATTAGATATAATAAGCAGGCTCCGATAACGAGGAGAAAATTATGTTGGAAGCATTAAAATCACTCTTCGAAAATGAAGCACTATCTGAAGAAGTTCGTACAGAACTTGAAGAAGCATGGAATGCAAAAGTTAAAGAGAACCGTTTACAGGTTACAGCTGAACTACGTGAAGAATTTGCTAAAAAATACGAGCATGACAAAACTACAATGGTAGAAGCCATTGATAGTCTAGTTACTGAACGTTTAGCAGAAGAAATTACAGAATTCCAAGACGATCGCAAGCAACTAGCAGAAGCAAAAGCAAAATTTGCTGTTGCACAACGTCAAAATGCTAACCTTCTAAAAAGTTTTGTAAGTGAACAACTAGCTAAAGAAGTTAAAGAACTACATAGCGATCAAAAAGCAATGGCTGATAAGTTTGTTGCTCTAGAAGAATTTGTAGTAGAATCTTTAGCAAAAGAACTTGCAGAGTTTTACGAAGATAAAAAAGACTTAGCCGAAACCAAAGTGCGCCTAGTGCGTGAAGGCAAAGCTCACGTTGATAGAGTCAAAAAAGACTTTATTAGCAAATCTGCTGCCCTAGTATCAGAAACAGTGTCAAAAGGACTTACAAAAGAAATTTCAGCACTGAAAGAAGATATTGAAGCAGCACGTAAAAATGATTTTGGTCGCAAGTTATTCGAAGCATTTGCTAACGAATATCAACATTCTTATCTAAATGAAAAGAGTGAAACTGCTAAAATGCTGAAAGTAGTTGATGCAAAAGACAAGCAACTAAGTGAAGCAAAACTAGCAGCGGCTAAAGCAATTAAACTTGCAGAAGCAAAGGCAAACGAGGTTAAAACAATCAACGAGTCAATTGCTCGCAATGATAAAATAAGCAAGTTGATCGCGCCATTGAGCAAAGATCAGCAAAGCATTATGACAGACTTACTGGAATCAGTTCAAACAACAAAACTGCAAGCAGCGTTTGACAAGTATCTACCAGCGGTTATCGATGGTAAAGGTCCAGCAAAGCAGAAGGCGGTATTATCAGAGGCAAAAGAAATTACAGGCAACAGAGAAAACAATGACGTTAAACAAGCAGGCGATGACAGTAATGTCGTAGATCTAAAGCGCCTTGCTGGATTGAGTTAAGGAGAAACCAATGTCAGAACTATTAGAAAGCCGTTGGAATGATACCAAAGCAGCACTTCTTGAAGGCCTAGGTGGCACAAAGAAAGCAGTGATGGCTACAACTCTTGAAAATACTCGCAAGTATCTTTCAGAGACAGCTACAGCAGGTGCTACTTCTGCAGGTAACATCGCAACACTAAACCGTGTGATCCTACCAGTGATCAGACGTGTAATGCCAACAGTTATTGCAAACGAACTAGTTGGTGTACAACCAATGACTGGACCAGTTGGCCAGATTCACACACTACGTGTTCGCTACAGCGACACAGCAGGCACAGGTGCATCAGGTGCAACAGCAGGTGAAGAAGCACTTTCACCATTCAAAATTGCTGAAGCATATTCAGGTAATGCTACAACAGCAAAAGCTGACGCAACTGCGGCACTAGAAGGACAAGCTGGTAACCAACTAAGCATCCAGATCTTAAAGCAGACTGTTGAAGCTAAAACACGTAAGCTATCAGCACGTTGGACTTTTGAGGCAGCACAGGATGCTCAGTCACAACACGGTATCGACGTAGAAGCAGAAATCATGGCAGCACTTGCACAAGAAATTACTGCTGAAATCGACCAAGAAGTATTAGGCTCACTTGCTACATTAGCAGGCACAGGCACTGATACATATGACCAAGCAGCAGTATCTGGAACAGCTACTTTTGTTGGTGACGAACATGCAGCATTAGCAGTTCTTGTCAACAGAGCAGCAAACAGAATTGCACAGAGAACACGTAGAGGCGCAGGTAACTGGGCTGTTGTATCTCCAGGCATCTTAACTGTGCTACAGTCAGCAACAACTTCAGCATTCGCAAGAACAACTGAAGGAACTTTTGAAGCACCAACAAACACCAAAATGGTTGGAACATTAAACGGCGCAATGAAAGTATATGTAAACACATATGCAGCAGACGACGATGTTCTTGTTGGCTACAAAGGAACTAGCGAATCAGACGCAGCAGCGTTCTATTGCCCATACATTCCATTGATGAGCTCAGGCGTTGTTCTAGATCCAACAACATTCGAACCAACAGTGTCGTTCATGACTCGTTACGGATATGTTGAGCTATCTAACACAGCTTCGTCGCTAGGTAACGCAGCTGACTACCTAGAGAAGGTAGAAGTAACAAGCGGAAACCTAAGCTTCAGCTAATATTAGTTGTATACAAATTCTAAATAGGCCCTACGGGGCCTATTTTTTTGAGTAAATATAGTAAGGAGAAATACTATGGAAGAACTAGGACAAGTTTACAAATTTACTGGAATTTATGGACATATACGTCCTGACAATTTTGGTGCAACCAGAAGAGATATCCTTTTCAAAAAAAATGAACACAAGCTAAAACTAGGTGATAGGGTTAGATTTGACCATGAAGAAAAGAATGGAAGAAGGTTTGCAAAGAACTTACAAATTCAAAGCACATAATAACCCATTTTTTGAAAAAGGATAAATACTTATGTCAAGAGGAGAGCCTCTTAGAGGACTTATGCGGTTACCCACCGCGTAGACCTAGAACGTCAAAAAGGAGAAAACAATGGGACGTCCAATTAATAAAGATAAGATCGGATACGGATCAGGTCGTATCGCAGTAACACGCCACTTCTTTACAGGTGGTGCAGAAGCAACAACAGCAGCTCACATCGTAAGACAAGCAGGCAACGGCAAGTATGTTGTGCGATTAGATTCAAATGCCGGTGATCCATCATCTGATGAAGTACTAACACTTGCTAACAAAGTAGGCACAGGCGGTGGCGAAGCACTAGTAGCAGGAGAATTCACAATCGACGCTATCGGTAGTGATTCAACAACATACCAAGTTACAAAACTACGTAACAGAACTGTGCAAGTTGAAGGCGGCGGAACAGAAATAAACTGCATTTACAACATCGGTTATGATGCAAGTGCCAGAGAAATTTCAGGTCACCCTAATGCAAACTTGAGTGTAGCACTACCGGGTCAAGCATAAGCTGGAGTAGTAAATGGCAATTCAAGTCAATAGAATAGGTGTAGACGAATATACTCTACAAATAGATGACGGAGGAACAATTAACCTCCTAACTGGCTTGTCTGGTAAAGTCAACATTAATGGTAATGTTGACATTGCTGGTAGTATGACAGCTGGATCTAGCACATCTATTGAATCTGAAGACTTGTTGATCTATGATAATACTATTACAATAAACAAAGGCGAAACAGGAGCTGGTATAAGTTTAGGTGTAGGCGGTATTATTATTGAAAGAGGAACAAGAGATGATGTAAGACTATTCTTAGATGAATCAAAGAACGGTATCAGAAGCGGAGGCACAACACTAGGTGCATTTATTTTCCAAGATGCAACAGCTAGTCCATCAACTGACTCTTTAATGAGTATATATACCAGTGCTGTTCTTACAGGTGGTGAAGATTTATATCTTGTTGGTTCCGGCGACGGAACAGTCAAAGTTACCTATACTACTGATTATGAAGCTAAAATTTGGGCTTATGATGGCGATGGCGCTGTAATACCCGAAGATCCAGGCTTACCGGATAGACTAAGACGCAATCCAACTACATTTGATGATGATATTTTAGTTAATGTTAGAGGTATGATTGACTATGTTAATAGTTGGAACTTGTATAACTTTTCTGACACTATCTCTGCATCTACATCTATAGATCCTACAACATTTGTAAGAGCTGAACATACAGGTGCTGGAGATTTACAAAACAGAGTATTGGTTAGTGTAAACGATGGTGAAATAGCTCAGTTTTTTCAAAACAAGTTAGTAGTTGCTAATCTTAATTTTGTAGGTGATACTATTTCGTCAGAAGATACTGACGGCTTTGTTAAGTTGCAAGGCACAGGAGACGGTGTTGTCCAGTCTAATGATTTCTTTAATCTTACAGTTCAAGACGATACTTCTTTAGGAGTTCCAGCAGATGGTATTTATTTGTATTCTAAACCAGAAGCAGACGGCGGTACTGGACTGTTTTTTAAGAATGCAAACGAAACACAAGATGAAATAATAAGCAGAAATAAAGCACTGCTTTACAGTATAATATTTTGAGGAAGAAAAAATGGCAATAGAAAATGCGCAAGTGCTGACTACAGATACAACCATACTAACGGTTCCGGCAAGCAAAAAATATGCCATTACTACTCTATTGGTCTGTAACACAGGAACAGACGACGGCACAGGTGTAAATGATTCATCATTTGATATGCACGTGATTCCAGATGGTCAAGTAAAAGGTGACGGAAATTTGGTTTTAAATTCTTTACCTGTGTCTGCATCAGAAACATTTACATTTAATGTTGAAAGATTAATTTTAGAAGAAAACGATAAAGTAGTATTGGTAGGACAAAGTCCAACAAACCTTACCGCCACAATAAGTTATTTGGAAGTATAAAACATGAAATTTATGAAGCGACAGTCATTACACGAAAGGAAGATAGCTGATAAGTCTTTGATACTTACTGCTGACGGAAACGTTGAGATTAATCTCGGCGAAGGTAAAACAGTAGATATAAACGCTGATTTACGAGTTACAGGACAAGCATCAGGACCTCAAGCTACTAACGTGTATTACGTCACCAAAGACGGTAGTGACTTGAATGATGGTAAGTCACAAGACGCTGCTGGTGCATTCGCTTCGATTAAAAAAGCAACAGAAATTGCTCCTGAAGGTTCAACAATCATTGTTGCGCCTGGAGATTACTATGAAGAAAATCCAATTACACTAAGAGACTTTGTAACTATAAGTGGTCAAGGTGAATTACGTAACACAAGAGTTTTTCCTAAGAACAACACAGACGACTTGTTCTTTATGGGCAACGGATGCTACCTATTCCAAATGACATTTAGAGGACTACGTTATCCAGGTTGGTGTGCAAGAATACGTCCAGGCGCACTTGTTACAACTTCACCATATGTTCAAAACTGCACAAATATGAACGGTCCTTGGTTGAATGACGGAACAGAATTTATTCCTTTTGAAACTGTGCAAATAGAAGGCATCGAACCTGGTGCTAGACCTTTAACAGTAGAAGATCAACCGTCATTACCAGTTGAAAAACAAATCAACCCAACTGGCGGAGGAGGCGGTCTGCTTGTTGACGGTGATGAATATGATCCTGCATCTCTTGTTTTCAGTTTCGTTGCAGACGCATTTACTCAAATCTCACAAGGTGGTATTGGTTTCCATGTTACCAACTTTGGTTATACACAGATCGTTAGTTGCTTCTCAGTTTTCTGTAGCGTAGGCTTCCTAACAACAAAAGGCGGTTACCTATCTATTTCTAACTCAGTTAGTGACTTTGGAACCGAGGGTGTTGTTGCTGATGGATTTTATCCAATACCTTATACAAATGCTGTTCCACTTACTGATTATTTTTCAAGTGTTGGTAGTGTAACTATAAACAATCCTGGTGCAGGATATACTGGTGTGCCAGTGGTAACGTTTGATCCTCCGACAGGCGCTGGTGGTGTAACAGCAACAGGCACAGCACAAGTTGACTTGACAACAGGACAATTGGCTGCTATATCTATAGCTACAAGCGGAAGCGGATACGAAAGTGTTCCAGGAATCACAATCACAGGTGGTGGTGCCTCTATTACAGCCGAAGCTACTGCAAACCTTCAGACAAACAGCACTATATCATTAGGAAGTTTACGTGATAAACCGCAAACTGGTTCTATTATACAATTTGAAGGCGATTCAACATACTACTATATTACAGCAACAGAAATTACAAAAGCACCTTTTGTATATGACGAAACTGTATGTCGCAGAGACATAAGACGTATTGTTGATGCTGTAACAGGTGATATTGTTTTTGGAACCGATTATCAATCATATTCTGCAGGACAAAGTTATTTAAGAAGCACCAGCACTAAAGTTTTACTTGACCAATTAGAACCAACTGTATATGGTATTGAAAGTGCTAGAGACGAAATGAAGGCACTTACAACTAATCTTGCTATGAAAGAAGAAATAGATGCAAGATTTAATATTATTACTAATATTATCGAAGCAGGAGACAGTAGCAGCACACCTGGTATAGGTAGTGAATTAAATGAATCTCTAAATGATTTAACTAGCATAGACGATGGAATCATAGCAGCAAAAAATAACATACTTGCAAATAGAGACTTTATTATTGAAGAATTAAGTGCATACATTAACGATCAATTTACGGAATTAAGTTACGATCAAACACAGTTTAACACTGATATGGATAACTTACTTTACTCAACAGCATTGTATGTTGTATTTGGTAGTGATCAAGGTGTAATTAGACAAGCACAAGAAATTGAATATAGAGACAGATTCCAAGACTTGTATCTTACTTCATTAGAATACTTGCGTGACAGATGCCTAGCGTTAACCGAAGTTGCAGCAGATAGCACATCGCAAGATAGAGTTAACGAAGCATTTAATCAATTCATTAATATTTTAGACGATGGCGATAGTTCAGGAATCACAATAGAATTTCCTAACCATGCAGGCGCAATACAAAACAGAATTGATACAAAAGACCAATTACTTGCAAATAAAGAATTTATCAAAGCAGAATTTACAGCATTTATCGATGATGATAATTCGGCATTTACATATGGCGGTCAAGATGCTGCTACATATCAAACATACATGGGTTACATAGTTGATGCATTAATATTTGACATGTTATATACAGGCACAGCGGCCACAACACAAGAAGCAATATACTTCTTTAATAATATAAATTATAGCTCATTCATACAAGCCGAAATTACAACTCTTACTGATGCATTTGCACGTATAAGATTTATATTACAGAGAATTATAAGAGACTTGCCTGTTACTCCTACAACTGGTAATTTAGAAACACAAGATTTTGCTAGTGGTGCAGCAACGCAAGTTGAAGCAACTGTAATTGACGGTGTGTTACAAATAATTGAAAATGTAGTTATAGCCGGAAACTTAACAAGTTTGCCTGCTAAAACATACCCAAGTTTTGAAACAGAACTTACTGCACTACAAGATTCAGCAGGTGTGATATTAAGTCAAAGAACAGTATTCATTACAGATGTTATTGCACAAAACTTGGCAAATTATCCTACATTAACATACAATATAGAAAAATGTAAACGTGATGTTGGTTATATCATAGATGCAATATATAGAGATGCGCAGCTTGGCACTAACCATAACAGTATTACAGCAGGTCTAGCATACAGTAGAGCAAACACAGCATACTTAGATTCTGAACAAAAGCCTGCAACAATTATTGCACTAAGAGAAGCAAAACGTTTACTTGTATTAGCTGCTAATAGAGATTCAAATTTCCAAACTTCGGTTGGTAACTTATTTGATGATATTTTAAACATAATTGAGTTTGATCAACTGCCAAGCGAAGGAACAGTTTATCCAGAACCGGGTCCTGCAAGCACTGATTTGATCAATGCCACCGAACAACTTATTGCAAACAGAACATTCTTACAAGAAGAAGTTATTGCATATATTAATGACAATAACTTTGTATACGATCAAGCCAAGTGCGAAAGAGATACTGGATTGATTATTGATGCAGCATATTTTGATGCAGCATTAGGAACAAACTATAATGCAGTAACAAGTGGACTTGCATATCAAAGAGCTAATAGTGCATATGTTATCAGTGGACAGCAAACTGAAACAGTAGGTGCTATAAACTATGCAAAAGGTCAAGCAAGCGCAGCAGTTTCAAGTGATGCTACTGCACAAACTAGAGTAGAAGCGGCATTTGACGAGATTGTAGATATTATACAAAACGGTGTAGTAAGCACTGATACATCTGCAGATGCACTAGTCTTTGCTAATCCAACTACTGCAACAGCAGCACAGATTGCTGCAAAAGACCAATTACAAGCTAACAGGGATTTCCTAGCAGCAGAAGCAGTATCTTATGTTGAAAACAATTATCAAAACTTTGTATACGATCAAGCAAAGTGTGAGCGTGATGTAGGATTAATAATGGATGCTGTGGCACTTGACATAGCATTAGGAACAAACTATAACAGTGTAACAGCAGGTCTATCTTATCAAAGAGCAAGTAGTGCTGATTTACAAGATAACCAGAAAATACAAACACTTGCTGCAATTAGAGAATTAAAAGAACAGCTAAGATTATTAGGATTAAGTGATGCTGCTGAGCCTAAAATGGAAGCTGCAATTGATGAAGTAATTGACATACTTGATAATGGGGTGTTAAGCACAGATACAGCAGCAGATGCTCTCGTATTCCCAACACCAGGTGTGCTACCAACTACAGATGCAGTGGCAGCGAAAGATCAATTAATTGCTAACAAGGAATATATTAAAGACGAAATTATTGCTTGGATTGCTGTAAACTTTCCATCATTAACATATGATGCAACAAAATGCGAACGTGATGTAGGATATATTGTAGATGCAATATGCCATGATATTTTGTATGGTGGTAACAGTGCAACTATTACAGCAGCAAGAAGTTATTTTGTTGATGGTGTAAGCCAACTAGGAGATCCAGCAGAAGAAGCAGCAACAGCTGATGCGTATAATAGACTAGGTGACATACTTGGAGATATTGTTATAGAAGCGCCTGTGACAACTTCTGTAGGAAACTCTTTAACACAAGATACAGCAGGAACACCTGCAAGCTCAACTGAAGCTGACGATGTCGAAGGCTTAGTCAAAATTATTGAAGATGTAATTAGAGCAGGCGACTTAACTGGTTTACCTGCAACTGTATTACCAAGCATTACATGGGCTGATGACGATTTAGAGCAAGCATACAGCGTAATCAAAGGCAACAAAGAAACTGTTCAAACTGAAATTATTATCTTTATCGCGAACAACTTCCAAACATTTGCTTATGACGAAGCAAAATGCCGTAGAGATGTTGGAATACTTGTTGAAGCAGCAGCATACGATGCAGCATTTGGAACAAACTACAATGCAGTAACAAGTGGACTTGCATATCAAAGAGCTAATAGTGCATATGTTATAAGTGATCAAAACTTACAAACTATTGAATCAATCAAATATTTAAGAGATCAAATGTCAACTGCTACAGGTATTAGCAGTCAATTCTCAGCAAGGATAATTACAGCTCTAAACGAAGTAATTGACATAATTGAGAATGGTGTAGTCAGCACTGATACATCTGCAGATACATTAGTATATCCTGTGCCAAGTATCTTACCAACCAGTGCATCAGACGATGCTAACGCACAACTAGTAGCTAACAGAATATTCTTAAGCAAAGAAGTTGTTGCATATGTAAACACAACTTATCCATTATTAACATATGATCAAACCAAATGTGAAAGAGATACAAAATATATTGTTGACGCACTAGCATATGATGTTCAATATGGAGGTAACTTAGCAACTAAAGCAGCAGCTGAAGCATATTTTGTCGGAACAGCAAGTCAATTAGGCGCAGGACAACAAGCAGCTACAATAGATGCTTATACACAACTGAAAACATGGTTGTCAGATGTTGTGCAAAATAATTTAATTGCATCTCCTCAACAAGTGGTTGTAACACAAGATACAAGCGGTGCAGGAGCAACAGCAGTTGAAGCAGGAACTGTTCAAAACTTGATTCAAATCATTATTGATGTCATTTCAGCAGGTAACACTGATAGTATGCCTGCAGATATAGCACCAAGTATTGCTTGGACATCTGATAGCGATCAAGGTAGTTTTACACATATTACAGACAGAACAACTGATTATCAAAATGCTGTAATCACATTTATCAACAATACATTTACACGCAACTTTACATTTAATTCTACAAAATGTGAACGTGATACAAAGTATATCGTAGATGCATTAACATATGACATTTTGTATGGTGGTAACAGTGCAACTAGAGCTGCTGCTGACAGTTACTATGTAGGAACAAGCAATCAAGTTACTGGACAACAACAAGAAACATCGGATGCATTAGGATGGGTAAACACACTACTAGGTAGTGTTTTACTTGATACTGCATACAGTGATCCTGAACAAACAGTCGAAACACAAGTTACAGGCAGTGGAGCAGCAAGTGCAACAGAAGTTAACAGAGTAGGTGACTTACTTGACATTATACAAGATGTAATTATTAATGGCACTGATAATCTACCAACTGAAACAAATCCAGATATTACATGGGCAGCAGCTGGTATACAGTCAGCAGTAGCAACTTTATCAGCATCAAAAGAAACTATTATAAGCGATACTATTTCGTTTATAGGAACAACATACAACGGTTTTAATTACAATCAAGATGTGTGTAAGAGAGATACAGGTTACTTAATTGATGCTGTAGCACATGACTTGTTATATACTGGTAATATTGCTACATTGATAGCTGCTAGAGCTTATTTCTTAGGATCAATACAGTATATTCCAGCATACCAAGTTGCAAACACAGTAGCAGCATATGCACACTTAGCTGATATAGCGCAGAAATGTATTGAAGGCATTGGAGTGGCACCTACTACAGGAAACCCTGAATCACAAATCCTAAGCGGAAATTACGGCACTAGTGTTCAAAGTTCTACATCTACAAGTTTGATAAACATAGTCAAAGATGCAATTAACAACCAAACACTTGTAGGAACTCCGGGAGAAGTTGAGCCAGATGTAAGTTGGTTACCTGAAGTTACTAGAACAGCAGCGTCAGTAATGCTTTCAGAAAAGGCAAATATTCAAAACTCAGTAATAACTTACATTACTGATAATTTAATTAATTTCACTTACAACATAGATAAATGTAAGAGAGATACTGGATATTTAATTGATGCAGCAATTTATGATACAATGTATCAAGGTAACAAGCAAACGAGACGTGCAGCAGATGCATATTATGCAGGTGCTATCCTTGGTGCAGCAAAAGTAGGTAATGCAGATCAAACACTTGTAACCGCTTATAGTTACTATAAACTAGGAGATTTGTTAAAACAGGTTGTTTTAAACGATCCTGTCACTACAAGCTACGGTAATGTATTAACACAAGATGTTACTATACCAGACGGCTCACAAGCAGCAGCAGACAACTTTGAATTACTTATTGATAGAATAGCAATATCTCTAATAGAAGGTTATACTACTGGTTGGCAAGAACAGAATCACAACTACGAATTAGGCAGTGCAGTATATAATACCGAAAGAAACAAAATACTCGGCAATATACAAACAGTTGAAGACAATGCTATTGCTGATCTAAACCAAGTATACGGTGGAACAGCAAATGTTAGATTGTTCCCTGGAATTATCACAGTTAACACTACACAACAAGGTAACCTATACAATGTGTCAACAATTTCAACATCAGGACATGCATTTGAATATGTAGGTGCTGGCGTTACTTATAACGCACTTCCGTTCTTTGGCGGTAGTGCTATAGCAGAACAAGAAATTATTGAACGCAATCAAGGTAAAGTATTTGCAGGCGGCACAGTTGACCAAATTGGTAACTTTAGAGTTGGTAACTTCTTTGGTGTAAACGCTCTTACAGGTGCTATTACACTTAACGCTAATGAAATTGATTTACAAGGTTTAACCAGTGTAGGACCGTTTATTAGAGAAGGTATTCCAGTTGGTGTAGAACTTAAAGAAGTTAGTGACAATGCTAACCTAATTTCAAGTCTAGGAACGCAAGACTTCAATACTGCGCCAACTCAAAGAGCTGTAAGTGTATATGTCGAAAACAGATACTTAAACAAACTCAACGGCGGCACAGTTAACAATGATGTAACTTTTGACACAAATATCACTGTTGACGGCGAACTTATATTAACAAACAACGATCTTGCTGTTATATATGGCGGAACAGGACGTAGTAATTTTGTTCCAGATGGTGTTGTATATGGTGACGGCACAGCAGCATTGAAAGTAACAGAAGCAGCAGGTAGTGCTGATGCAAGTATAAGTTATCAATTACTTACAGTTACAGGTGATGGAGATTCAAATCCAATCTGGACTGACACATTAGATGGCGGCGAGTTCTAAGCCGCCATTTTACTCCTATGATAAATAACATTACAGCGATTTCTATCGTGTAGTTTTGGGCGTCTATATAGACCTGACCCGTACCTAAATAGGAGGCATGCCGAATGGCAACAACAATTAGACATAAGCGATCTGCAGTCGCGAATAAAAAACCTATAGTTTCTCAATTAGAATCCGGTGAATTAGCAATCAACACAGCCGACGGTAAAGTATTCTTGTTACGTGATGATAACACAGTACAGGACATTACTAGACGCATTTTTGATAAAGATACTGAAATTGCAATCACAGACCAAGGTGATAGCGCAAGTGCAGAAATTAGTATCAAAGTAAACGAATTTGAAACTGCTCAGTTTACACAAGCAGGAATGAACATGTTCAATGACTTTGATCTTGAAAATGCTAAAACCCTAACATTCAAAGAACTTACAGCGTCAGGTGATGACGGTGTAGGAATCAAAGCACCGGATACATTAGACTCAGGATACACAATGACACTGCCTCCGTCACGTGGTACTGTAGGTCAGCTCTTGAAAACAGATGGCTTTGGTAACTTATCTTTTACCGATGCTGACGTATTTGGTGGTAATGTTATCTACGTTTCTGCTGAACAAGGCGATGACGCTAATGATGGACAGAGCGCTCCAGTTAAAACTGTTAAGAGAGCCTGTCAAATTGCTTCTGGACTAGTTTACAATGCTGACGGCACAATCAACTTCCGTCGTGTAAACATCAAAGTTGCTGTTGGTGACTACACAGAAGACAACCCTATTATTGTTCCGGATAACACAGTTATTAAAGGTGACGGTTTGCGTGGTTGTATTATCCGTCCTGCAAATGCTAACTTAGATATCCTACGTGTTAGAAACGCTTGTTACTTTGGTGAATTTACATTCCGTGACGGTGTTGATGATAACTATGTTCCAACTATTACTGCTGACTATGCTGTGGCGTTTGATGATCCTTTTGATCCTGTAATTACAGATAGAGATCAATATACAAACTTACCTGACACAAGACCAACTATTGTTACTTCACCATATATCCAGAACGCCTCGATTATTTCGTTCTTAGGTATGAACGGTGCTAAGATTGACGGTTCAAAAGTTGAATCACCCAACGTTCCGACATACGGTATTGAGGCTGAGAATCCGGTTATTGGTGCTATACCTGAACAAGGTAAGTCAATGGTTGCTAACGCCTTTACTATTCTATCATTTGGCGGAACAGCGTGGCGATTAACCAATGATGCTTATGCACAGATCGTGTCTTGTTTTGAAATCTTCCTGCTCAACGGTGTTTACTGTCAGTCAGGCGGATATTGTTCAATTACTAACTCTGCTACCAACTTTGGTTTGTATGCTCTGCGAAGTTCAGGTTTCTCTCCTAAAGCGTTTGCGTTTGACAGAAGTTTTGTAACTGCTACAGGTGCTAGTGAAGGAAAGCAAACTGTTAGTATTGTAGGTATCAATCGTGATGCACCTGTTGAAGAATTTGTTTTACGCTTTAGAGAACCAGATTACAAAACTGCACATGACTTGTTGATACTAAACAGAGATTTAATTGCAGATGATGTTGTAACATGGATTAACGCACAAATTGCAGCAGCAACTCCAAGTATATGGGCTGGCTTTACTTACAATGAGGACAAGTGTAAGCGTGACGTTCAGCTTCTAGTTGATGCAGTAAGATTTGATATTCTGTTTAACAGTAATCATAGATCAGTAAGTGCAGCACTTAGATATTTCAGCGCAAGTTTTGATTCGGATACATTTGCTGCACAGAAAGATCAACACATTGCAGCATTTGGACAAGCAAAAACGTTTACTGGTAATTTGTTAAATGATGCTACAGCAATTTCAAGATCAAATGCCCTATGGGATGAGATTATTGACATTATTACCAACGGCGATGAAAATACCGTGCCAGGTGACAGTGTTGCAGCAGCATATTCAAGACCAACACCAACTGGCGGTAGTGACAATGCAAGCGATAGCGGATACGCAAATGCTGTAACACAACTTATCAACAACAAAGATTTTATTGCAGCAGAAATTAACGCATGGATCAACACACAAATTGCAGCAGGCACTGCTCCATTCTCTACAGGCTTTGTTTACAATGAAGCAAAATGTTTAAGAGATTCAAAATTAATTATTGATGGATTGCTGTATGATTTAACATACGGCGGTAATTTACAATCTAAACTAGCAGCAGCAGCATACTTCATTGACGGGACTGCACAATATGGCACAGGACAGCAAGAAGAAACTGTTGCTGCATATGGCAGACTGCAAACTGTTATAAGCGAAGTTATATTAGAAACAACTGTAACAGTAAGTGCAGGCAATGCTGAAACACAAGATACTAGTGCAGCCGCAGGTAGTGCAGCAGCAGCCACAGCAGCTTCTGATAGATTACAAGAAATTATTGATTTTATTGACGGCACAGGCGCTACACCAATTACAACTATTGAGCCAGATGTTTCATGGGTAACAGGAAACGAATCTGAAGCATACGGATTGCTTGATACTATTGGTGCTATAAACATTGCGCAGAACGTAACAGAATATATCAACACACAAATACAAGCAAACATTTGGTATGGATTCACATACGACGAATCAAAATGTAACAGAGATACTCAGCTTATTGTCGAAGCAGCAGCAAAAGACACTTGGGACACAGGTAACAGGTATTCACGTAGTGCTGGTCTAGCATATTACACACAAAACTTGCAAGACAGTTCACGTATCAGTATCAGTGGACAAGAGTTACAAACTATTGCAGCTATTGAACAAGCAAAAACAGAAGCTCTAACATATATCACTAGTGTATCAGCAGCAGTGCAAAATTTTGTTGGCAGCAGATTTGATATTGTAAACACAATTATTAACGACCCACAAGACTTGCCAGATCCAACTGAAGTTAGTTCAGAAGGTGACATTACAAACAATTATAAACTTACACCTACAGAAACAACTTTCGATGGTGCAACAGATGTAAATGATGAAACAAATATCTTTACAATCGTTGGACACGGTTTTGTAAATGGACAAAAAGTTATCTATGATCCAAACGGTAACAACGTTATTAGAGGACTGGATGATGAACAACAGTATTATGTAAAACTTCTAAGTGAAGATGAGTTTACACTTGCGTTTGACGATAGTTTGGATTTTGATGTTAACATTATCGAAGCAAGCACAGGAACACACAAGTTCTTCTCTGATGTTATTGAATTTTATGTAGAAGAAATATTAAGTTCACACCAAACATATCAAACACTGATACTTGAATCTGGATCAGAAGGATTTGAATTTGTTCCTGGTAGAGCAATAACAGGTGTTACAGGAGCACAAAACAACAGTGCTATTGTTCACAGTTGGGAACCTAGAGAGCGTAGACTAGTTGTAAGTATTGAAGAAGTTGCAGTTGGACAAGCACTACTTAGAATACAGTTTGACGAAACCAGCACTATTGATGAAGATCATACCAGTGGCACACCAAACACAACTATTGGTGTAAACGAAACCAGTGCAAAACTAGGACTAGGCACAGCAACGTTTAGCATTACTGCCACAGACGGTAGTTCAAGTTTAACAAACTTGACAGCACTGCCAGAAAAGCAGTGTTGGTTCCACAGACCATCAGTTGTTAACTCATCTGCACACACTTGGGAATATGCAGGTTCTGGAACAGACTATAACGCTCTACCACAGAACGGTGGTAACACAAGAGCAGAATATGAACAGTTTGAAGAATTACCAGGACGAGTTTATTCATCGGGAACAAACGAACTTGGTGACTTTAAAGTTGGTGACTTTATTACAGCGTTCAACAGAACTGGTAACATTACATTTAGAAACAAAGTTCAGGTGGACGAACTTGATGCTTTGAGACTGAGCTTGTCAGATGTTGCTATTGAAGAAATCTCAACTAGTGTTAACTTAGGTGACGATGAGATTGGTGGACCAAGTGATGGAAGATTGTCAACACAGTTGGCAGTAAGAAGTTTTATTTCAAACAGACTAGGTGGCTTTGTTGACAAAACTGTGTCTACTGCGGCTGTTCCGGGTGCTATTGTTCAGTTGAACGTTAATGGTCAGCTAAACCCTGATTTGATTCCTGCTACACGTCAGTTTACAAACACAAACACAGATGGTTATCAATCAAGACTAGAACAAGTAGATGATATTCCTGCTATTGACTTGAAAGCTGGTGATATTGCTACTGAAAACTATGAGCAGGTAGAACTTACACTAAGTGGTAATATTAGTGCTAACGACGGTGATGAAATTACTCAACCAGGTATCGCCGATGCTGTTGCATACGCAAAAGGTAATTACAGTTTAAGCGGTAACATACTTGTTGTGACACAAGGCGGCGCATGGGATGAAAACGAAGACTCAACAGGCGATCCATGGGATGTAAGCGGCACTGCACCTAACTTGTTTGTTAACGGTGTTGACTCTGGTGTGCGTCCAACATCAAAAGGACCAAGCACTGAGATTGTTGACAACTGGTTCCTACGTAGTTCAAATTCAAGCCAATACTTGGTTATGGATCCAACTGTCACATACACATTTACTACTGATGAAACATGTAGTCTTACATTTGCAGAACGTAATAGTAACGTAGCAACTGTTACAACCAGTGCAGCACACAACTTACAAGTAGGTAACACTGTTCAAATTTTGAACACTACAGACGAAACATACAATGAAAATGGACTTGTTCTTAGTGTTCCAACGTCAACAACATTCACCTACACAAACACTGATAGTGCTGATCCAACCAAAGCAAGTGCAGCCGCAACAGGAACGGTAAGAACTATTGTTACATCTGCAGACGGTGGCGCTCAAGGTGCGGTAACTGAATTCAAGAGTGGTATTGCTGCTAACTTAGACAACGCAAACATTGTTGGTGGTAGTGGATACACTCCTACATTAGGAAACAAAGTTTATGAGTCAGTGCCACTACAAGCCAAGACAGGTTCAGGAACTGGAGCAAAAGCCAACATAACAGTCACAGCTGGACAAATCACCGACGTTGACATCAACAGAGGCGGCACAGGATATGCATCAGGAGACTTGTTAGAAGTGAATGCAAGCGATGTAGGCGGAACTGGTAGTGGCTTTGAAATTGAAGTTACAGCTATAGAAAAACGTATCTATGTAAACATTATTGGCGGCGAGCTATTTGTTGCAAGTGCTTCATCACTAGACTATGTTGAAGACAACACTGCGGTTGCAACTTCAAAAGATATCAACTTAGACGATGTTATTACACACAACTTCCTAGCTGGTTCAACTGGCGGCGGCGGTGCTGTTGACTATAGCACATACAGAATTACAATTACCAATCACGGACTATCAAACGGTGATCCAGTAACATATGATACACTTGGCAACGTTCCAATCGGTGGTTTGTTGAACGAACAAGTTTATTATGTAAAACGTATAGATGCAGATACAATTGAATTGTATGAAGGCTTTGCACTACTTAACCAAGTTGAGTTTACAAGCACACCGGCAAATGCTAACCACAATATTACTCGTAGCACTGTGAACACTACAGACAATAGTATTGTTGTAGAAGGTCACGGACTAACAACAGGTGATGCAATACGTATAGAAACACTAAGCGACGGTTCAAGTGCAAACGAATTATTCAGCACAGTTGGTGCAGGCGGACCAGTTGACAGTGGTTCAAGATTCTTTGTAGGATCTGTAACAACTAACTCGTTTACTATACACGCACTGCGCTCAGATGCTTTGAGCAGCATTAATGACTTGGTTACAAACGCACAAGACATTACTGCGGTTGGTGTTGGTAGTGCAGAAGTTATTACAAACAATGTGCAAATTGAAAGTGTTATTAACACATCAAGTAGATTGATTGCAAACTGGAACACACTTGCTGTTACAAACATTGACGCAGAAAATATTATTTCTGGAACAATATCTCCAAGTAGACTTGGAGCGTCAGGTGTTCCAAACAGTGATACAGCATTATTTGGTGACAGCAGTTATAAAACTGTTGTGCAAAGTTTGAAAAAATCAACTACAACCGATAACCCAATAACACTCACAGGTTCGAGTTTAAGTGGAGAGTTCTATGGTGATCCAGTTAACATTGGTATTGCTAACGTTGATTATGATCCGCTAGGAACATTCTCAGGACTTGGTGTTAGTAGATTCTTACAATCACAATTTGACGTTGATGCAGGTGGAACTGGACAAGTATTCATCAAAGATGGCGTAATTGATGCAGGAACATTAGACAGTTTGGATAGTGCATACTTCTTGAATCCTGCAAACTTAACCAGCTTAGTGCCGGTAACTAGAGGCGGAACTGGCATAGGAACCTACGCTATAGGTGATATATTATATGCTCAATCAGCATCAACTCTAAATACATTGAATATAGGTAGAGCAAACAACTTCTTAAAGTCAAACGGAACAACTCCTGAATGGGGAACAGCACTTGATCTTGCAGAAGGTTTGGATGTTGGTTCTGCTGCACTTACATCATCAAGCACCGGAGCTGGTAGAATTTACAACACAAATGTTACCAGCCTTGAAATAGGTGGAGAAGCAACAAATATCGTTGTTGGTTCGGAAACAGCAGAAAGAAATTTATTTCCATTCATAGCAAGCTATGAAGCAACTGCTGCTAGAGATGTTGCAGTAAACTTAGAATCAGTAACTCAGTCTACAGCAGAAGTTACAGATAACGCAATCAAAGAAGTTATTATGTCTGATACAACTGGCATCTTAGCGGGTATGATTGTCACAGGTAGTTCTAGTATTCCAAGTAACACGACAGTAAGTGGTGTTACAGATGATGCTATTTACTTGAGTGCTGCTACAACTTCAACTATACTCTCAGGTGTTACACTATCGTTTACATATACTCCTTACACACTTGGTATTAACGAAGGCGATACAATCAACATTGCAAGTAGCACAGTGACTAACTTAGATGGCACATGGCCAGTAAGTGGTGCAACAGATACAGCAACATCGTTTACAATCAGAGTTGACGATCTTGTTACAGCTGACCCACTTGATGTGCCAGCAGGCACAGCAACCATTAACGGCAATCTTGTATTAAGAAATGCAAGTATTGTTATAGGGCAAGCAGAAACCGATACCGCTCCGAACAATGCTACAATTAAAGGAACTAACGCTAGAGGCACTGATGTAGCAGGCGGCGACTTGACAATACAAGCAGGTTTAGGAACAGGCGCAGCTACAGGCGGTGACGTAATAATTAGCACAGGCGATGTAGGATCTACAGGACAAGTACAAAACGATGCGCAAGTGAGAATACGTGTCAACGCTGGAGGCACAACAGAAGTAACAGGATACACCAACTTCTCAGATGATGGTGCAATCAAGTTACCAGTTGGTAATACAGCAGCAAGACCTACAGTGCCTGCTCAAGGTGACGCACGTTTCAACAGTCAGCTAATACAGTTTGAAGGTTATGATGGAACAGCATGGGCACCATTAGGCGGTGTAAGAGACGGCGATCAAGACACGTATATTATTGCAGAAACAGGTCCAAGTGCTGACAATGATGATTTAGATTTCTACACAGCAAATGTTCAAAGATTACAAATTGATCAAGACGGTGACTTGAGATTTGGCGATAGCATTAACAAGGTTGTAATGGATTGGGCAACTGGTAATACAGATATTGCAGGTGATCTTACTGTTGAAGGAAATCTAACAATCAATGGAACTACAACTACAATTAACACAACAACACTAAGTGTTGATGATAAAAACATAGAACTTGGTGATGTAGCAACTCCTACCGATGCAACAGCAAACGGAGGTGGTATTACATTAAAAGGTAATACAAATCATACAATAACATGGAGTAACGCAAATGACAGTTGGGACTTTAGTGAACATGTTAATGTAATCAGCACCAAAGAATATCGTATTGCTAACACATCTGTGTTGAATGCAACTACATTAGGTGCAAATGTTGTAACCAGTAGCCTTACAACAGTAGGAGCATTAGCTGCTGGTAGTATTACTTCAAGTTTTGGTAACATTGATATTGGCACAAGCACATTTACTGGTAACGGTAGTGGACTAGGTTCACTCAATGCTGACAATATTACAACAGGAACTGTAGCCGGTGCTAGACTAGGCGGCAACCAGTCAATGGCTGGAGTTAAAACATTTAGCGATACTACCGCAGCAGTTGATACTGCAACAGGTGCTGTTAGGCTACTAGGTGGTATGGGTGTAGCAGGTGCTATCTATGCAGGCAGCTTGAATACAGCAAACGGTGCTGGTATACAACAACTTGCGGCAGGTAACCTAGCAAGTGGCACAGTTCCTAATGCACGTATTGATGGAACATACAGCAACTTAACAGGAACAGGCGCATTAAATGCCGGTAGTATTACAAGCGGCTTTGGTAATATTAACATTGGCACAAGCACATTTACTGGTAACGGTAGTGGACTAACAAGTGTTGATGCAGAAACACTAGATAGTTTAGATAGCACAAGTTTCCTACGCAGTGATGCAGATGATACTGCTACAGGATTGATTACAACAAGCCGTAGCGGTGAACAAATGCGTTTTGGCGATACCAGTTCAACTGGTAATCCATATATAAGTTGGTATCAAGGTGCTACACGTAGAGCTTATATGCAGTATGTTGACTCTGGCGATGTTATCCATATTGCAAACGAAGGTGGCAATACTAGATTAAACATAGATGGCGGAACAAGTGGACTTCAATTCTATGATGGCACAAACACATATACTGTATGGCATTCAGGTAACGATGGCTCAGGTAGTGGACTAAGTGCTGATAATCTAGATGGACTTGACAGCGGATCATTCCTACGTAGCGATGCTAATGATAGCTTCTCAGGAACATTAAGTGGTTCAGGAAGTATCAACATTACTGGTAACGTTACTGCTAACAGTTTCTCAGGTGATGGTAGTGGACTTACAGGTATTGGTGCTGATGATGCTGATACACTTGACGGCATAGACAGCTCTCAATTCTTACGTAGTGACGTAAACGATACAATGAGTGCTATCTTATCGTTTGGTAGTTCTACACGTCAGATGATCAACTTGTGGAGCACAAGCTACGGTATTGGTGTACAAGGCAGTACAACATACTTGCGTAGTGCTAGTAGATTTAGTTTCCATAGAGGCGGTTCGCACAGCGATACTGAAAACAACCCAGGTTCAGGCGGTACAGTAGCAATGACATTGGATAGTAGCAGTAACCTAACTGTCACAGGCGAAGTTACAGCATATTCAGATGCTAGAATCAAAGACAACATTGAAGTTATTGCAGATCCTTTAACTAAGATCCTAAGCATACGTGGTGTAACATTTACACGCACAGACCAAGAAGATACAAAACGTAAACATATGGGTGTAATTGCTCAAGAAGTTGAACAATACTTCCCAGAAGTTGTTCATGTAGAAGACAACGGTATGAAAACTGTTAATTACGGAGCAATGGCAGGTGCGTTTATCGAAGCGTTTAAGGAACAGCAAAAACAGATTGATGAATTAAAAGAAATGGTTGCTAATTTAGTTAAATAAGCATATAATAGTGTAAACAGGAGAAATTAATGGCATTACCCCCAACAGGCGATCCGATTACAATGTCTGAAATCCGTAATTATTTTTATAACGGTGGTTTTGCCAGCAGCTACACAATCAGTGTGCTCGGCACTTATATTGGTATAAGTGCCGGCACAACTATTACAATGAGTTCTACTTTTGGTGGATATTACTTCCCAACTCTGCCTTAACACTTGACAATCAACGCATAATATAATATAGTAAAGTATGAAGGAGCATACATGAAAAAAACACTCTACGAAGTCTTAAATGTTGACTTAGCACAAGCATACACAAAACAACGTAAAATAGATATTTTACAAACATTAGATATTGATGCACAAACGCAAATAGCTGTTAAAGAAGAAATAGAAGCAATGCCAATTCCAGATGACGACGACCGAATCCATTGGATTATGACATTTGGAAAAGCAGCAGGCGCAGATCTGTTAACCATAGGCAAAGTCCAGCCGGAAAATATGATAAAAATGGCAAGTTTGTCACCTGAAGATTTCCAAGAATGTGTAAAGATAGCTACACAATCTGCACGTGATTGGAATCAATTAACTATAGCTGCTGAAAAAGATCTTAATCAGGAAACCGTTCCAAGCACAATGTTGTAATGAAACTTAGCATTTGTATTCCTGCTAGAGATACTGTTCACACCCTATTTGCTAAACAGCTTAGTTTGCTAACAAGCAGACTTACAAGTAAATCTATTGATTTTGATTTACATATAGTTGTAGGTAGTGTGATTGTTGATTCACGGACTGCCCTTGTGAAAGAAGCTCTTAACACAAACCCTAGTCATATATTATGGTTAGACAGTGACATACATTTTCCTCACAATGTATTTGAAAAACTTGTGCTACACGATAAAGACATAGTGGCAGCAAACTATAGCACAAGATATTCTCCATATCGAAGTGTAGCATTTGTTGATCCTGAAAATACAGAAAAAAGATTTGAAATGAAACACGGCTTACACAAAATTTGGGGAGTTGGCATGGGGTGTATGCTTACAAAAGCTTCTGTATACAAAACTTTACCAAAGCCTTGGTTTAAACACGAATACAATACAGATACTGATTCGTTTAGTGGAGAAGATATGTATTTTTGTAATCAAGCAATGCATCATGGAATAGATGTTTATTTAGATGCTGACATTATTTTAGCACACATAGGAACGAAAGCACATTTATTATGAGAGCTATTGATAAATTTGAAAGATTTAAAACACCTGTTCATAACGGACAAGATTATTTAAAAAAACATATATTCGATCAATATCCTGTAATATACGATGAAATAGAAATCGAAGATTGGCAAGGTCATGCAGAATACGTTTGGTTAGTAAATCCAGACATAAAAATCTATGACAGCTTTCCGTGGTATTTTCGTCCTCAACATAATCAACCATCGATTCATGCTTTTCCTTATGTTTATAGGAAAAGTAGAGAAGTAATGAGTTGGGATGAAGTTAGACTAGTTCCAACTAAACCAGGAACGTATGAAACAAAAAAATATAGTTATATCTGTGGTGAATACGATCCTTATTTTGGTAAAGAAAAGTTTGATATATTTTACATAGGTGATGATAGGACTAGCCACAAAGAATTAATCAAACGTGTGCCACAATTACAAGTTGTAGAAACATTTGAACAAGCACAACAACGCAGTAATACAGACATGTTTTGGTTAGTATATGATGATATCATGATTCGTGACACATTTAAGTTTAGCTACACGCCAGATGAATGGAGTTACAATTTTGTTCATGTATTTGGAAATGGTGATATTGATCAACTCGATGGAGTAGCTCTTGTTCCAAAAAACTATTCAGCCACAGAAAAAGAAATACAACATAGATTTTTTGCTAATAAAAAAGAAATTAGAATAATGGCAAGCACGCCACGACAATACGATAAATTTGAAATAAACAATCACGAACAATACCTTGAGGCAGTGCAAAAATCTACAACAGAACTATTTTGGGGTGTGCCTAGTGATATTGAAATATTAGACGAAAGTGTTTTTGATTTTTACATAAGTCACCAAGATACAAAACGAAAAAGCAACCATGCATGGCTTAATGGAAACAAGTATGATGGTGTTGTTTTGTATAGCAAACATGCACCAGTAACTGAAAAAGAAATAGAATATAGATTTCTTGCAAATAGAATTGAGCACGATAAAAAAGTTAGTTGTAGTAAACAGTTTGAGCAATTTACTATTGACACACACGATGATTACCTAGAAGCACTAAAGCATACAACGACAAATATGTTTTGGGGTATACCCAGTGATGTCATACCAAATGAACAGTTTGAATGGGACGATTATTTCAATGAATATAATGTGTTAGATAGAAATATTACCCATGTTTTTAAAAACGGAGAGCACTATGATGGTATTGTATTATACAGCACTAGTGTTGAAGTAAGCAAAAAAGAAATTGAACATAGATTTTATATTGATAAAAAAGAACATGACAAAATTGCAAGCACACCTAAAAAATATGACATTTTTACTATAGATAATTACGAAGATTATACAGAAGCATTATATAATACAACCAGTGAAATGTTCTGGGGTGTGCCAAGTGATGTAGAAATTGCAAGCGATTGGGAGTTTGATTTTTATTTTAGTCACCATAATAGATACGATAGAGAAATAAATCATATTTTTAAGAACGGAGCGCACACCGATGGTGTTGTTCTTTTTAGTAGACACTTGTTAGTAAGTGAAAAAGAGGTAGAACATAGATTTTATATTAAAAAGAAAGAATGGGATATTGTTGTAAGTAATCCAAAAACATATCCTGTTTACACAGTAAATACATTTGAAGATTATGAAAACGCATTAGCAGATACCGATAATGAAATGTTTTTTATAGTTAATGATGATATTGATGTAAGCACTGATTTTAATTGGAATTTCTATATAAGCTATCATAACCAATACGAAAGAAAAATTAATCACGTTTGGAAGAACAAAGATTTTTACGACGGAGTTATGTTAACCAACATACATAAACCGTTGACAAAGCGAGAAATTGATTATAGATTCCTAGCAGTAAAAAAAGAATATGATGAAATAGCAAGTGTGCCTAAACCATATGATATTGTGTTTATTAGCTACAATGAGCCCAACGCAGATGAAAATTTTGAAAAATTAAGACAGCAATTTCCTGACAGAGTTGTGCATAGGGTGCATGGTGTAGAAGGTATTCACCAAGCACATATTATTGCAGCAGAAACTGCTGAGACAGAAATGTTTTATGTAGTTGATGGAGATGCACAAATAATTGATACATTTAATTTTGATTATCAAATAGCAAGATATGACATTGACGGACGTAGCACAGTTTACGTTTGGCGCAGTTATAATCCTATCAACAGTCTTGTATACGGATACGGTGGTGTAAAATTATTACCAAGACAACTAACAATTGATATGGATATTAATACTGCTGACATGACAACTAGCATTAGCAAAAACTTCAAAGCAATACCTGAAATGAGCAATACAACTGCATTCAACACTGATGCATTCAGTGCATGGCGTAGTGGCTTCCGTGAGTGTGTGAAACTAGCAAGCCGCAGTATTGATAGACAGAAAGACGAAGAGACACAGTTCAGACTAGATGCTTGGTGCACAAAAGGTGCAGACAAGCCGTTTGGTAATGCGGCGATCAGCGGTGCTATTCACGGCAAAAAATACGGTGAATATGCGGCAAATAATCCTGATGCACTGAAAAAGATAAATGATTTTGAATGGCTAGAAGAACAGTTTAAGCAATCATATCAACAAGCTGAATAACTGTTTCTAATTTTTGTGTGTTAGTTTTACTTTTTAGTGTATTATGCAAACCAAAATGCAAAGGTTTTGGCCACATACCAAAACTTACCCATGCATATCCATCATGCTCGTCGTTTAATTTAGGCAAAAATTCTTTTTCAATAACACACAAATAAGTATGAAAATGAAACTTGTCATCGTTGCTAATAAAAGTTTCTAATGGAATAGTTTTCTTAATATCAACACTGCCAATTTCTTCTTTTATTTCTCTTTGTAAACCTTCCCAAGGTGTTTCTACACCTTCGTTTGTGCCTCCAACTAATCCCCACAAATTATTTTTGCGTCCGTTAGCTCTGTGTAATAAAAGAAAATGTTTAGTATCTAGTGCATAAAATAACGCACCACTACAAATAATTGCGTTCATAAAATATATATGTTAGATTACTAGTTCCCAAGTGCCTCTTGGATAATAACCATCTACACTCGCTTGCCAATAATAATTATTCCAATACACTTGCTGTCCTGTATTTAGATTAGTCATATATGTTAGTGTGCTTGTATCTGATGCATCAAATATAATATTCCATTTGCTTCCGTCCCACTCAACAATATCATTTGTATCAGCAATGAAATCATCTCCACCGTTGCTTTTCCATGCATCAGCACCGTCTTCGTTTAGTTCTAATTCATATCTTACAGTATCACTAATATCTGGAAGTGTAACAAAATCAATAACATAATTTCCGTCTATAGTTCTATTTGTTGTGCTAACTTCTAATCCATTTACAAAAACAGTGTGTCTATAAACAATATCAGCATCAACTTCAGTATCAATACGACTAGATTTTTCAGAGATAGTAAATTTACGTTCTATACTACCTCCAACAGGTCCAGTAAACAAATAACGGAGTCCTGGACCTTTATTTGATTTATCTGCACTCGGATTGTATTTTATTGGATTTATTATTCCGTCCACACTGCCTCTTGTTGTAGTGCTGGTGCTTATAAGAGTATCGCTAGGTAATGTATCTGGATCATAATCTATAGATATGCTAAACTTGTCATTGGCATTTGCATATGCAATTGTTCCAACAATTGGATTTAGAAGCTCTGCTCTATACAAACGTATCTGACTAATACCTGGCTGAAACTTTGCAGGTGCTTCTGCTTCAAAGACGTTTTGCCAACTTATTTCACCAACACGCAATTTACCGCTTAATACAAGTTGTGCTATAGCATCACTTACTGTAATATCAAAATTTCTATAACTAGCAACAATAGGATTTGATAAATCAAGTCTACCAGAGCCGCTTGAAACTGTTAATGTAGCACCGCTTGAATCAACAACTGTTCCGTCAGGTAAAACTGTTGTGCCACTTGCAGCATATGCTTTTCCATCAGTAGGAGGATTAAATCCTTCTAAGCTGATAGTGCCTGCTTCGCTGTTGAATACACTTGTAATAATGTCTGTAATTACACCTAGTTTTTTTACTTTAGCAGGCGGTGAAATATATATCGGTGCAATAAAACTTAGTGTTGCAACATCAATTTCACTGTCTGTTCCTACAGGAATTGTTCGTGAACTAAATGTAATATTTTCTAATTGTAATACACTTAGACTCGTCCAGTCAATGTAGTTGTCTGTAGTTTGAAATTCTAAATCAGGATTAAATAAAAAGAATATTTGTTCAAGTATTTGTAACTTTTGATCTGTGTTTGTGCTCCAAACATCTACGTTCACTGTTAGTGTGTAAGGTGTAGGATGTATACGTTCAACAGTATATCCTTTTGCTTGTTCGTTTAAGTATTCACCTGTTTCTGTGTCAACAGCACGTTCACGTAAATTAATTTTACTAACAAAACTACTGTCGCTCAATCTTGCTCTATCCATTTGCAAGTTTGTGATGTATACACCCATGCGTGGTGCGCTTGGCATTTTGTTTTCACTGTTATCTCTTATAATACTTGCAACTTGTCTTGTAATATCGCCATACATTACCGGAACTTGCCTAATGTCACCGTCACCGTCTTGATAATTGAAATGACTAAATGCCCTTACAATTTGTGTAACATATCTACGTATTTGGCCATCGTAAAAAAATAACATTAGGTGTCTGCCTTAACTTTCAATGCTTTGCTTAATGCTTGTCTTTCTACTACATTTTCGCCAGCAATGTTATTTACTGTTTCATTATTTACAAACGTTCCTTTTAAGGTTTGTCTTGTAATGTCAGGTGTTAGTGTTTGTCTCACAGCATCTTCTACCTTCTGCCAGCTTGTGCCGCTGTATCTAAATAATCTATTTGGATATAAATCAACACGCAAGAAATAATCTCCTATATTAGCTTCACTTGGAAATCCTGTTCCTGAACCATACAAAGCACCATTTGGCGGAAATCCATCTCCTACAAGATATCCTTTGTATCCAGTATCTCCTGGATTCAAAAAAACTGTATCAGCAGTGATTGTTCCGTCTGCTAACAATGTATCATAATCAGTAGACACAATAGCAACCTCACCATTTTCTAAAACACTCACAGTATACAAGTGAGCAGTTTCATAACCACTGGCTTTTGCATATTCTTCTGCTTGTGCAATGACAGCATTATTGATTTGCATTTCACGTTCGTATGTGCTTAACACATCACGTAGTGTGCTACCAGCATCATCTTCAGCAGGCAAGTCTAATATGTCTTTGTATTCTTGTCCATCGTAGATTTGTTTCAATCTAAGGCGATATAAATGTGGATACCAAGTTTGCGAATAACCTTCTGCTGCTCGTGTAATTTCATCAATGACATAAAATCTCTTCATAGCTACACTAAAATCATTTGCAGCGTATTCTTCTTTCATGTGAGGCAATTCAATAACATCACCTGCTATTAATTTTCTACCAATGGTTTTGACACTGCTATTAATATGCACAGTCATGAAAATTGTATCGTTTTGTAAAAACAAACCAAACTGTGATAGGTTAAAATCTGTATCTTGTAAATTGTAATGCCCACGTATTGTGTATATTTCTTCATCGTATTTTCTATCGCGGTTTTCTAAAAACAATAGGTCTTGGATGTTTGTTTCTTTGACTGCATCATATGTAGGTTGTTCAGCAGTAGCATTTTCGCTACTGGTAATTTTAGGTCCTAAATATTTGTGTATATGCAAGTCTGTGCCGCCAACAGTGAATTGTTCAAAGATAATCTTATCCATGAATTCATAGTCTCGGCTTTTCTCTGGTCTATATAAACTGATACGTGGCATAGTTATATTTATCGATAAATACTATTGGAGAACAATATGGCTGATGCAAATTTAACTACACAAAAACAACAAGTATTTGATTATGTAAACGCATTTTTAGGCGGCGGAATGGTGGATGTAGAATTAGATCCAATCCATTATGAAACTGCTTTGACCAAAGCATTAACAAAATATAGACAGCGTAGCGAAAACAGTGTTGAAGAAAGCTATGTCACAATCAAGTTAGAAGAAGATCAAAATGTTTATACATTGCCACACGAAATCATTGAAGTGAGAAAAATACACAGACGTAGTATTGGTAGTAGATTAGGCGGCAGTGCCGACGGTGGTAGTTTATTTGAACCATTTAATTTAGCATATACAAATACATATTTGTTAGCAGGTTCTGGTATTGGAGGACTTGCAACTTATGATTTCTTTGCACAACAACAAGAACTAGTGGGACGTATGTTTGGTAGTTTTATGGAGTTTAAATGGAACACAACAACTAAAAAATTAACCATATTGCAGCGTCCAAGAGCAGAAGAAGAAGTCTTAATGTTCTGTTACAACTATCGTCCAGATATGCAACTACTTGATGATTACAAGGCACAGCAGTGGATAAAAGATTACACACTTGCTAGTTGTAAATATATGTTGGGAGAAGCTCGTAGTAAGTTTAGCACCATTGTTGGTCCAGGTGGCGGCACAACACTAAACGGTGACACACTAAAAGCCGAAGCACAAACCGAAATGGAAAAACTAGAAAATGATCTTGCAATGGCTGTTGCTGGCGGCACTGGCTATGGGTTTTTAATTGGATAATTTATGGACTTCAACTATAACCTCTCTTTCCGATGTTCCAGGCTTAACACATATAGAACAACATAAACATTACAAAAGTTTAGTTGACTTATTGCCAAAAAACCCTAAAGTTTTAGAAATTGGTTGCGGTTGGGGGAAAAGCACGTGGGCTTGGTTAGATGTTTTACCTAGTGATTGCTCTTATTACATCTTAGATAGATTTTTATTATCTGAAAAAGATTTGAAACGTGCAAATCGTAGCTTTGCAAAATTTTTAAAACAAAACAAACTTAAAATAAGACAAAAAACAATTTTTTTCAGCATTATACAAAATCATCCTAATTATAATGTTATAAAAGAAGTTTGGGAAATGTTTGATTATGAATGGCAACAAAGTGATTTTTATACAACAAACTGGGATTTAGTTTATATAGATGGTAATCATCAATATTCAGTAGTTAAAGATTGGCTTAAAAGATTTCAAAATGTTCCTATAGTATGTGGCGATGACTATAGCCCTGAGACTTGGCCGGAATTAGTTTATGCAGTTGACGAATATTCTGAAAAAACAAAATGTAAAAAAATTATAATGCAGAAGGAAGATTTCTGGATAATAAAAAATCATTGACAAACTGTCCAAATCCTATTATTATATAACTTATGCATAAAAAGAAACTGTTGGTAATCGGTCATGGCAGGCACGGTAAAGATACTGTCTGCGAAATACTTAGAGACAAATATGAATATAGTTTTGAAAGCAGCAGTGCGTTCTGCTCTAAATTATTCATATATGATTTATTAAAGAAAAAATACAATTACGATAGCGAAGAAGAATGTTACGCTGATAGACATAACCACAGAACTGAATGGTATAATGCTATTAGTGAGATGAATGCAAAAGATGCAGCAACATTAGGCAGAGCTATTTTTGACGAGCATGATATTTACTGTGGACTTAGAAACAAACGTGAATATTTTGCAATGCGTAACACAAATGTTTTTGATTATGCTATTTGGGTTGACCGTAGTGATTATTTGCCCAAAGAATCTACAGACAGTATGACACTAGAACCTTGGATGGCAGACTTCTACATTGACAATAATGGCACAAAAGCTGACTTAGAGTTTTGGGTTGATGAACTGTATAAAGGGCAATTAAACACGTAGATAACCCCTCAAAATGCTATTTTTTCCGCAGATCAGCTAAATAATACTATAACAGATGATCCATAGGAGAAAATTAAAATGGCATTAGTATCACCAGGCGTCCAGGTTTCGGTAATTGACGAGAGTTTTTACACTCCGGCTGAACCAGGCACAACACCAATTATATTTGTCGCAACAGCGGAAAATAAAACTAACGGTGCAGGAACAGGCATTGCACCAGGCACACTAGCAGCAAATGCTGGTAAAGTATACTTGCTCACATCGCAGCGTGATCTTGTTGAAACATTTGGCGATCCAGTATTTAAGACTGACGCTAACAACAATCCGATCAACGGAGGAGAGCAAAACGAATATGGATTACAAGCGGCATATTCATATTTAGGTGTTAGCAATAGAGCATTTGTTGTAAGAGCAGATGTTGATCTAGATGCTTTAAATGCAAGTGCAACAGCTACAGCAGACAATCCTGCTAACGGAACTTCTTGGCTTGATACACAAAGCACAAGTTGGGGATTGTTTAGCTGGAACAGCGCAGCAATTAGCACAACAGGTGGACAAACATTCTCAAGCATATCTCCTATCGTAATCACCGATTCAACTCAAACTTCAGGTGCAATGCCATATACACCTAAAGGCAGTGTTGGATCAATTGGTGAATACGCAATCACAGCAGTGAGCAATGTTATTAGATTCTGGTATAAATCAGGCGGCAACAGCTCAGCAGGTGTTACATCTGGCACTTGGGTAGAAGTAGGCAGTGAAAACTGGAAACTCAGCTGGCCAATGGTAACAGGCTCAGGCAACGGAACCGGCCTTGCACAAAACCAACAGTTTGAAATACAGTTATCAGACAGCGCAAACATTACAGTTACTTTAACTGGCAGCGATGATAGTTTGGCAGACATGGTAGCAGATATTAACACTGCGGCAAATTCAAGCGGAATTTACGCTGTATTAGAAGCAGGTGTAGTAAGTTTGTATTCAAACGGTCTACACGATGAATTTACTCTTGTTGACGGAACAGGAACACCACTACAGTGGGCAGGTATTGCAGTTGGAAAATATCTAGCACCAGACTTGACTATTGCAAAACACACTCAAGTTCCTACGTTCAAGAGATCAGATGCAGGTGCAGGTGTTAATGGTAGACCTACTGGTAGTATTTGGGTTAAAACAACTGAACCAAACGGTGGAGCACGTTGGAGAGTAAAAGTATGGAACTCAACAACAGCAACTTGGGATTCTTATGACGCACCTTTAGCACCAGATGCACAAACAGCATTAAGTGAATTAGATGCATCAGGCGGCGGAGCAAACCTTGCATTAGGATCAATTTATGTTGAAACTAATCTAGATGATATAGAAGATTATCCAAAAGCAGACTTCCAAATCTATAGCAGAGCAGCAACCGGTGCGTCTGAAGTTACAAGTGCAAAGGTTGATGCTGGTAGTGTTGCAGCAGGAACATATACATTATTCCTACAAGAAACACTGAAAGGTAATGCTAATCTTACAGCAGCAGTTACAGTAAGTGTAACAGCAACTGGTCTAGCAACAGATGCAGACGTGATTGCTAATGCAATTAACGCAGCAGGACTTACTAACACTGTTGCAAGTGTAGATAGTGGAAACAGAGTAAAAATATCACACAGATTAGGTGGTGATATTGTTGTTGTAGATGCAGGTGGCTTACTAAATTCAATTGGTATTACATCATCAGGAAATACGCCAACTGCAAACTACTATGCAGAAGGTGGAAATCAGTGGAGAATTTCAAACTGGAAACCATTGGTTTATACAGCAAATGACGATGCTCCAACAGCAATTGCAGCAGATGGCGCATTGTGGTATAGCAGTTTGATCGATGAAGTAGACATTATGATTCATAACGGCACTACATGGGTAGGCTATCACGATGCTGACGCTGGTTATGCAGATTCAGATCCAGCAGGACCTATTGTTAGTGCAAGTCAACCAACTGTGCAAAGTGATAACTCAGAGCTTGTAACAGGCGATATTTGGATTAGCACAGCCGATTTAGAAAACTATCCTCGTGTTTATGTGTATAATCAAATACTAGCAGATGCAAATTCTAATCCGTGGGTAGAAGTTGACACAACTGATCAAACTACAGAAAACGGTATGCTATTTGCAGATGCACGTTATAATACAAGCGGTGCTAACAGCGACGAAGCTGGCGACATTAGTGACTTATTAACAAGCAATTACTTAGATCCAGATGCACCAGATCCAGCATTATATCCAAAAGGCATGTTGCTATGGAACCTACGTAGAAGTGGATTCAACGTAAAACGTTTTGAGCGTAACTACATTGATGTTAATGGTGATAACCCACGCATGGGTGATGCAAGTATGTCTGATTACTATCCACATCGTTGGGTAACTGAATCAGCTAATGAAGCAGATGGCAGCGGCGCATTTGGACGTAAAGCACAACGCAAAGTAGTTGTCCAAGCATTACAAGCAATGCTAAACAGCAACGAAGATATTCGTGACAACGAAACAAGGCTTTACAATTTGATTGCAACACCGGGTTATCCAGAGCTAATTGGTGAAATGGTAAGTCTAAACTATGACAGAGGATTAACAGCATTTGTTGTAGGCGATACACCATTCAGACTACCAAGTGATGCAACATCGTTGTTGAACTACACAACTAACCAAGAACTTGCAGTTGAAGATAATGATAACGGATTAGTTACAAGTGATGAGTATCTAGGTGTTTATTATCCAAGTGGTTTCACAAGTGATAACGCAGGAAACAACATTATTGTTCCTCCATCACATATGGTATTGCGCACTATTGCGCTTAGTGACCAAGTTGCATATCCATGGTTTGCACCAGCAGGAACAAGACGTGGCGGCGTTACCAATGCAACAGCAACAGGTTATATTAATGCAGAAGGCGAATTTACAAGTATTGCACTAAACGAAGGACAGCGTGATACACTGTATGCAAATAATGTTAACCCAATTACATTCTTAACAGGTGCAGGTATTACAGTGTTTGGACAGAAAACTCGTGCAGCTAATGCAAGTGCATTGGATAGAGTAAACGTTGCAAGACTAGTTGTTTACTTACGTAGTCAGCTAAACAGTCTAGCAAAACCATACTTGTTTGAACCAAACGATAAGATTACACGTGATGAGATCAAACAGCAGGTTGAGAGCTTGTTAGTTGAACTAGTAGGACTTAGAGCACTTTATGACTTCTTAGTAGTATGTGACGAAACAAACAATACACCGGCTAGAATAGATAGAAACGAACTATATGTTGATATCGCAATCGAACCAGTAAAAGCAGTAGAGTTTATTTACATCCCACTACGCTTGAAAAATACAGGAGAGATATCAGGTCTTTAATATCGTTAAAGTAGGGGGGAAATAAAAACCCCCTACAAATGATAAATACTTGTGTATTAAGGAGAAACAATAGATGGCAATCTCAACTCTATTAAATTTAACAGTTCCATTAGCAAACGATAGTAGCTCTAGCAGCCAAGGTTTGCTAATGCCAAAACTACAATATCGTTTCCGTGTTACACTAGAAAATTTTGGTGTCTCAAAAGAAACTCAAGAATTAACAAAACAAGTTATTGATGCAGCTAGACCAACAGTATCTTTTGATCCTATTGAATTACCAGTTTACAATTCAAAGGTATATCTAGCAGGTAAGCATACTTGGAACACAGTCAGCTTGACACTACGTGACGATGTAAACGGCAGTGTGCAGAAAATGGTTGGCGAACAGCTACAGAAGCAATTTGACTTCTTTGAGCAAGCAAGTGCTGCATCTGGTATTGATTACAAATTTGTAGAACGTATTGAAATACTAGACGGTGGTAACGGAACAAACACACCGGGTGTATTAGAAACTTGGGAACTATACGGTTGTATGCTAACAAACGTAGAATACGGCGCACTAGCATATGCTAACAACGATGCGGCAACAGTTACACTAACTATGCAATACGATAACGCAGTGCAGTTAGGAGTTGGAGTTGGTATAAACGGCGTGAAACAAAAACGTTCAACCAGTAACGCAGGAACAACAGCAACTGGTTAATAATAACTAAGATTGCCATTAACATAAAGGAGCCGTTGGCTCCTTTTTTGTTTATATACGCACTTAATATATAGAGATAAATACTGTATGTCAAAGTTTAGTGGATTTTTCGATAATTTAACAAAGCAAGGGACCGTTGCGGATTTTGCACATGCTGATGCATTGTATGTGCGCAACAACATGCGACTTGCACCGAAAACAAAATTCTTATATCATATTGTTTTTGATGTCAACCAAGAAGCATTAGCATCACTTGGAAAAACTGTGCAAAACTTGTTAAACAAGCGTGAATTCAATTTACTTGTTGACAGTGTAGATATGCCAAGATTTAATGTTGAAGTTGATGAAAAAAATCAATACAACAGAAAAAAATTAGTTCAAACTAGAATAAGATACGAACCTATACAATTTAGCTTCCACGATGATATGGCAGGATTAACAACATTACTATGGGAAGCATATTTTAGATATTATTCACAAGATCCAAACTATGCACAAAAGAATACCAGCGGGCAACCAGACACAACTGTTCCTCAAAGTTACAACACATTTAGGAACAATATGTATGGACCAGAAGAAGCTAATATGTATCGATATGGTTTAGACAATAATATTAAAAAGAACATACCGTTCTTTAACAGTATAACAGTTAACCATCTGTATTCAAACAATGCTACTCCTGAATTTACAAGTTTTACCCTGGTAAATCCTATTATTACAAACTGGAACCACGATAGCTTGAATCAAGCGGAAAATTCTTTTACAAAAAACCAAATGAGGATAATGTATGAAAATGTATTATATGGAAGAGGCAGAACAGGCATAGATGAACCTGCAGGTTTTGCAGATCCATCACATTACGATTTATCAGTTGGTGTGCTTAACACAAACGGTGTAATAGGCGACTTATTTAGAATAGGCGGATTGGTAAATGGTGTAAGCACAGTATTCAATGATATAAGAAACAACGAAGTTGACTTGAATACAATACTTACAGGAATAATTACACTACAAAATTTCCAAAATCTTACAGAAACAGAACCTGCACCAAATTTAAATCAAATTAACACAGTGCAACAACAATCAGGTTTTGTTTTGCCAAGAACAGAAGATAGCAATGCTACTATAACAACAACAGCAGTGAGAACACAATGAGCAGTATAACAGATCCTAGCATTAAACAACCTACTGATAGTGCAGGCGAAGTAAAAGAATTTTTTGACAAATATTTTAGTAAAAAAATTGCAGTTACCAGTAATCAAGTCGATAGTGTTGTAGGTTTCTTTCAAAAAAGAGGCTTTGACAAAAACAGTGCAACAGCAGTAGCAAGTGTTTTGTTACAACAAGCAAAAATAGACAACGTAAATGTCTTTAAATTACTAGACACACTTAGCGGATTAAATGCAGTTTCAATAAGCAAACTGGTTGCTACAATCTTAAACACCAACAGAAGCAAAATGAGTGCAATAGGTTTTAGCGTAGAGTCTACACAAGAGACAAGTGAAAAAAGAAATATTGTATACTAATGGCACGTTTTGCACAAGGAAAATACACTTGCAGGCACCCTGAGAAATATATAGGAGGACGCACTCCTACATACAGATCCAGCTGGGAGTTTGCTTTTATGCGCTTTTGTGATCTTAACGAAAACGTTAGCAAGTGGGCAAGCGAAGCAATAAAAATTCCATACAGAAATCCATTAAGTGGTAAAATGACAATATATGTTCCAGATTTCTTTGTAGCTTATACTGACAAAGATGGAAAGGAAAAGGTTGAACTAGTTGAAGTAAAACCTTTTAATCAAACTGATATTAATAAACTAGGAAATAGCAATACTAATAAATTACACTATGTTGTTAATCAAGCAAAATGGTCAGCAGCAAGAAGTTGGTGTAAACAAAACGGTATTGTATTCCGTGTTGTAAATGAACAAGATATTTTTCACAACGGTAAACGTAGATAAATATAGTAGCATATAATGGAACACTACTATGACTAAAAAACTAGAAGAAATGTTGAACCTACCAGACAACAAAGATATTGTGAAAGAATCAAAGCCTAAAAAATCACAAGTTGTTGAAACTGAAGATACATTTAGAGATATAAGTGAATTAGACAAAATATCTAGTGCATTACCTGCTGTGAAAGGCTTAGGTGAAATGGCAGATAACGAGCTAAACGAAGTAGCAGACAAAGCAATGGAAGCCTATGACGATTTAATGGACTTGGGTATGAATGTTGAAAGCCGTTACTCCGGTAGAGTTTTTGAAGTTGCAGGAACCATGTTAAAAACCAGCTTAGATGCAAAGGTTGCAAAGATAGACAAAAAATTAAAAATGATTGACTTGCAGTTGAAGAAAGAAAAATTAGATAAAGATAGCGGAGCGCCTGCTGGTATGGTTGACGGAGAAGGTTATGTAGTGACGGACAGAAACAGCCTGTTAGAGCGCTTAAAAGGGCTGGATAAAGATAAATAATAGTATAAACAGGATCCTATAGCTATGAAAACATTTGCAGAATATTTAACAGAGTCAAAAAAGACTTATGAATTTAAGGTTGGAGTCGCTGGCGAATTACCAGAAGGCTTTGCTGATCACATGGAAACAGCATTACAAAAATATGGTGTAATGAAAATGAGTGCAGGTAAAAGCACTCCTATTCAAGAACGTCCATTAGACTTCCCACAGTTAAGTAACATGAACGTTACATATTACGAAGTTGAATTGCAGTATCCAACAACTGTGCAAGTATTACAAGAATATATAGGTCAATGCTGCGATGTTTCTCAAAGCAATATTATAGTTAGAAATCCAAACGAACCACAAGAACAATATCAGCAAGAAAAAGATGATGCAGAATATGTAGCTAAATTAACACAAGAAGATATGGGACAAGCAGAAGGCGATGCACAATCAAGTGTAGCCGGTGGTAGAGTAATGGACCTGTTGAAAGAATTAGAAACAGCTCGTAAAGAACGTGAAACTGATTATGTAGGTGAAGCACCTGCAGGTGAAAGCAAAGACATTGGCGATGCTGAAAACAGTAAGGCAGTGTTATCATGAAAATCAATGAAATAAAAAGGATATACGAAGCAGCACCAAAAACATTTACGCCAACACATTATGGCGGTGCATTTGGCGCAAATCCTTTGATGCTCCACTCAGATGGTAAACTGTATTTTAGAGCACAAGGACAAATACAGCCGTGGCAAGGTAATCCAACAGGAACTGGACTGCTAGGTAAATTTAATCCAGCAACTGTAAAAGGCAGAATTGTCAACGGCCAACGTGTTCCATACAGACCAGGTGAAAATTTTTCAAACGATCCAACAGCAAGACCAGGTGGTGGCACACAAGCATCAACATGGCAAGATCCTGATGCACAACCTACACAGGCAGCAAGACCAGTTACTGGCGCAAGCTACGATCAAGGTTTACTACGTAGAGGTAGCAGAGGTGCTGGAGTAAAAGAACTACAAGCAAAACTAGGTATGCCTAAAAGCGAACAAGATGGTATCTTTGGTCCTAAGACAGAAGCAGCAGTTAAAAAACTACAGCAATCACAAGGTATTAAAGTTGACGGTATTGTAGGCCCAGAAACACGCGGTGCTATTGCAAAACTACAAGCACCTGAAGATCCTAGCGCACCTGAGCAAACACCGCCAACAAGAACCGAACCAGAAACAAAAGAACCTGAAACAAAAGAACCTGAAACAAAAGAACCAGAAACAAAAGAACCAGAAACAACAACAGATACGTCTACAGATACAACAACAGATACATCTACAGATACATCAGCAAACGATAATCAAAGTGCTGCTGATGATGCGCAAAATCAAAATGATGCAGATTTTAGTGATCCAGAGGAAACACCTACAACACAACGCAGTGCAAGAGATATATGGAATATAATAAAAAGTAAACGTGATGCTCTACCGCAAGGCCCTGAAAGAGTTAGATTATCTAATCTAATGAATCAGATCAATGTAAGCACTACAACTCCAGAAGCAGCAGAAGAAATTCTTGCTCAAGCAGAAGAAATTAGTCCAACCGAACCAGGTGATGAAACACCAACTGAACCAG